CATCTGAGCCTAATGATCTGTTAGTTAAAGCCGCTTCCTACAAGGCGAAAGCAAACGCAACAACTGATCCAATCCTTGCTAAGGGCTACAAGCAACTTGCAGAAGAATACTTTGCAAAAGCAGACGCTCTTAACAAGTAAACCCAACTAAACAAAGGAAAAGACATGACATTTTCAGCACCTAAAGTTGCTGACTTGTTCTCTGATGCAACCCCAAAGGAAGCCGCAGAACTTATGGAGTCATTTACCACAGAACTTGGTAAGTCACTTTCTAATGCTTCTTCAGTTCCAGGGCAAGCACCAGTAGCAGATCCAACAGCCGCTCTTGAAGCGCTTGTTGCTAACAAGTCACTATCAGCAGATGTATCAGCAGGACTTCAGAACGCACTAGCCGCACAGCGTATGGCTATGCAGGATATTCAGAAGGACATTACGCTTACATCACCACTTTCAACATCATTTGCGGCGTTTGATCTTGAAGCACCTGCAAAGATGCTTACACCACGCCCTACACCACTCCGTAACCGTATCCCACGCAAGAAGGGTGTTGGCACAAGCCACCGCCAGAAGCAAATTCTTGGATACACAGGTACAGGAACAGGTGGAGTTGGAAACACATGGCCTGGTATTACACAGGACACAACAACCACATTTGGCGCTATCAACTATGAGCGCGGCCCAAAGATTTCTTACGCCGCACAGGATCTAATCCTTCCTTACAACTCATACTCACTATCTGACAGCGTAACATTTGATGCTAACTTCTCAGGTCTTGGATACCAGGATCTACGCCAGTTGTCATCAACATCAACACTTTACGCAACAATGTTGATGGAAGAACGCATGATGCTCATGGCTCGCGGAACTGCATCTGGTTACTCAGGCGCACTTTCAGCACCAACATTTACACTTGCATCACCAGTAGCCGCATCAGGCCAGACAGCACTTGCCGCAACAACCTATTATGTGAATGTTACTGCTGACGCAGGTATTTCAGGTAACGGTTTTGGTGAGTCAATTCTTGGAACTGAAGCATCAACAGCAGTTGCATCAGGTGATGTTCTTACAATCACAGTTGCATCACCAGTTACAGGCGCACTTGGTTACAACATCTATGTTGGAACAGCAACAGGCGCGGCTAACTTGAAGTACCAGGGAACCCTAAAGGGAACTGGCACATTCACAATCCAGGGTGCAGGCACACAGGGCCTTACAGGTAACAACGCCGCACTTACAACAACAGGAGCCGCCGCATCACGCGCAACAGCAGATACATCTGCTTACGCAACTGGTTATGACGGAATTCTTGCAACTGTTCTTGGGCCAAACTCAGGTTACAACAACGCAATCAACTCAACATTCAGCACATCAAACCCAGGTGGAGAATTCCAGACTGCGTTTGCAAGCATGTACCAGAATGTTAAGGCTGATCCAGATGTTGTTCTCCTTAACGGTAATGATCGTAAGCAACTCTCTGATGCAATCAAGAGCGGCTCAAACGCTAACTACCGCTTGGTTATCAACAACCCAGGTGAAGATGGCACAACATACGGTTCTGTTGTAACAGGACTCCAGAATGAAGTAACAGGCAAGGCTGTTGATCTCATGGTTCACCCATGGCTCAACCAGGGCGTTGCTCCAATCCTTTCATTCACACTTCCAATTCCAGACACAGAGGTTTCAGATGTTTGGGCGAACTTCCTAGTTCAGGACTACATGGGTATCCAGTGGCCTGTTACACAGTTCTCCTATGACTTCTCAACATACTTCCGTGGAACATTCTTCTGTTCTGCTCCAGCATGGAACGGCGCAGTTTCAGGAATTGTAAACGCGTAATGTGTTTAGAGTGTGGTTGTAATCAACCTACCGTGAGTCATGGTGGTGGCCCAACAGTTTTACCTGATGGAACTACTACCGCACACATGAGTACGGCTGAGATAATCACACCCAAATAAGTATGGAACGGGGGGGTGCGTCATATAACGGGCGCACCCTTCCTTCATTCAACGGAAAGGCAAACAAATGGGCAGATGGGTAGCACCAGATAAGGGCGTAAGAGAAACTGTTATTGGTAACAGAACTTACCGCCCTGACAATAAAGGAATTTACACGGTGGAAAACGCCGCCGCACAAAGAGCAATGAAGGCTGAAGGTTTTTTTGAAGCATCTCTTAACCCTTATGACAAAGGTGACGCAGATAGGGGCTTCACTTGCGTAGAATGTGGCTTTGGAAGTTGGTTTGCTAAATGCGGCAGATGCGGGCATGACAATTCAAGCGGAATACCAACAGACGGGAATTCATAATGGCAGTGGGCGTAACAGCACAGCGCGGCGTTAATGAGAACGCTTATTTAACTCTTGCAGAATACAAAAACGCGCCCACATCTATTGATACAAATAACCTAGTAGTTGGTGGCAACCAGGAAGCGCAAGACGCTGAACTTAGCCGCGTAATCTTACGGGCTACTTCCTACCTTAATGAGTATCTCAACCAGGATCTAACGGCTGATCAATACACAGAAACGCAACGGGTACGCATTGGCAGCAATGGCTATGTGGCACTTCACCCTTTCCAAAGCCCAGTGATCTCCCTATCTAGTTTCTATTATGGGTCTGCGCCTAACGGTTTGATTGCTATTCCAGATCCTTCACAGTGCTGGTTTGAAAATCAAGAAATTATTATTCCGCTTGCAAACATGGCTACATCATGGTCAGGCCAGGGGCCGCTTGCGTTTGGGCCTAACATGGGGCCAAATGTCACAATGTTTGCCAAATACACCTATGTAGCGGGTTTTGTTAATACGCTTTGCACAGGCACAGCCGCCGCATCTACCGTAGTAGTAACTAATGCGTCAGGCATTTTGCCAGGTGAGTCTTACCGTATTTTTGATGGCTCTAAGACTGAAACCGTAATTGTTTCTAGTTCTTACACATACGGGGATCTAACCGTAACGCTTGCTACCCCGTTGGTTTATAGTCACGCCGCAGTTTGTTTTAGCGGTATGCCTAACGCAATTAAGCAGGCAACTATTCTTACAACTACCGCGTTTCTTAAAACCCGTGGTGACTCATCTATGACAATGAACTTAACTACACAGCCAACAGCCAACATAGGTAACAGCCAACGGTATTCTGGTGAGATTGCTTTGGCTTTGGATATGGTTAGCAAGTACCGCAGGGTGCGCTAATGGCAGGGCGCACAGGGGCGCGGGCTACGCTTGCATCATTTATTGCTAACCCGCCTATTGAAAATCTCAATCAAGTTTTTACATCATTTCCTAAGCGCATTAACTTTCAAGTAAACGCTGGCCCTGGTCAAATGACCCGCAGTGCGGTTGTTGTTTTTATTGCGGCTGAAAGGGAAAACCGTTTAGCAATCGGCGGCGCTACTAATGGTTGGAAGCGTGTTGATTACACCGTAATTCTTCAGGTGTATGCACATTCACTTCACCCAAACTCTGAAGATGTTATGACAGATTTTGATACCCTTATAGACAATATCAAAACAAGATTGCGGTCAGATCATACATTTGGAGATCCAACAGGCAATTTAGTTTGGCAGGGTGCAGAACCCGTCATTATGGGCCGTTACGGTGAACCCGCAACAGCCAATGAAGGCGCTACTGATATTTTTGCTGAACTAGAATTTGATATAACACAAATGATCCAGGCATAGGAGCAAGCATGAAACTGAAATACAATGGAACAGATGAACGCGTGTTCCCTAGCGTTGGGATCACATTAAAACCTGGTGATGAATTTGATGCACCAGAAGGGTTTAATCACCCAGACTGCACACCAGCAGGCGCAAAAGCGTTTACAGCATCAGCACCAAAAGAAGAACCAACAACTACTAAATTGTCTGCCGCGCCAGACTTGAAAGCAGGAGAGTGATTAAATGGCACTACAACAATCCGTCAGATCCTATTTAGGTATTGCTAAGGAAGTAACAAAAGGAACTGTTGTTGCACCAACAGACTTTATTCCAGTCGCAAAAGACTCACTAAAGCCAGTAGATCTTATTGATCCGCTCTATGACACAGGGCTACGCGGTTCAAATATCCTTAACTACAACTACATTCCAGGGCGCAAATCAAGCACCGTGGATTTTGGCGGCGCAGTATTCGCTGACACAGTTGGTTACGGTATTGCAGGACTTCTTGGTTCTGTTACTACAACAGGCGCATCAGCACCTTACACACACACAATTTCTTTGAAGAACAGCCTTACATCAGGCGCAGATGATCAGCCAATTTCATACACATTGACTGACTTCTACGCGGCAGATGTTCGCTCATATCCAGGTTGCCAGTTCTCAGACTTCTCATTGAAGTTCAACGCTGATGGCATGTTGGAATATGACACAAAGGCAATGGGCTTTTCATCTTCAGCAGTTTCAGACCCAACACCTACATTCTCAACAGTTCTTCCAACACCAGTTTGGCGCGGAACTGTAAGCATTGGTGGATCAGCAGTTTCTAACGCTATGAACGGCAACATTGACATGAAACGCAATGTGACTCCTGTTTATGGCATTGCTTCTACACAGGATCCTTACCAGGTATTCCTTGGGCCACTAGAAGTTACTGGCAAGATTACATTCATGATGGAAAATGATGATGAACTTACACGCTTCCTATCTAACACACAGCCAGCAGTAGTTCTTAACTGGGCCTATGGCGCAGGTGCGGCGGCTGTTCAGATCCAGGCAACAATTACTAAGGGTGCATACACAGCCGCAGTGATTGAGCGTGGAGATGATTTTGTAACAGTTGCTATTGATCTCAATGGTCAAGGTAATACAACTGACGCAGGATCAACTGGTGGCTTTTCTGCTATCAAGTGGGTGCTTCAGAACGCTAAGGCTTCAGGCACTTACGCATAAAGTCTGGACAGGTGAGCGGTAGAAGCGACTGCCTTCCCGCTTCCCGCTCACCTGTTCT